CTGCTCAGGACGCTTGCCTTCTGATTCGTTTACAATAACACGAGCCACTTTGCTCATGTCCACCCACATCATTTCAAATGTTTCTGGGTCACGCACAAACACTTGATCGCCATACTTGATGGTGTTGCGGAACAGTTTGAATATGCGCTGGTCCAGTTTGTTCAGCTTGATCCACTGTTGCAGTTGCTTTTTAATAATGCTAACTTCGTTGTCTGTGGGCTTGTCACGATAATCAACTTCAAACGGTGTGCCATTTTGCTCGTTCATCTGTGTGGAGAACTCAGCAATGATGTCCAGGCAAGCATTGATCTCACTATCCATGTCCATGTTCTCGTACTGATTGTAGCGTTCAATACGATTGGGGTGACCACTGTAAACTTCAGGCAGTCGGCTGGCATAGTTGCGGAAGATAAAGTCCGCAGGCATGCCGGTGTCGTTGCCGTCATTTTTTGAGTAGCCAGGCAGGCCAAATTGGTTCCTACCTGATATAGGGCTCATCACACCAGAGGTGTCTGCTACCTTGAAATACTTGCGCCAGCCGGGTTGTTTGGGTTCTGCCATAGTGTATTATTTATTGTTAGTTGGCTGCTACACGCAACATCTGTTCGCTGGTGCTTATGAGTTGGTTTTGGCCTCGCACCAGATCTCCCAGTACCGAAATCAATCTTTCGTTTACAGATGCGTTGTCTTCTGGTGTTTTTGTAGTTGTAGACATCTGTGCAATTAGTTGTTTGATGCTGTCTGTAATGCCGTTGTCTTGCATGCTCACCGGCACCATGCCATCTTTGAGTGGTATCACTGCTTCTGGACCATGCAAGGTCATGGGGTAACCAGTCTGCGGACCGTTGAACATGCCGCCGTCTCGGGCAGAACCTTTTTTTCGATCTGCATCCAATGCTGCTCCAACTTGATCTGGGGAATTATGTGCTTGGTTGCCGCCAATCCCAGCATAATATGATTCGCCACGTCTTTTTGCCTTGCCAGCAGGATAAGGTACGCCCACACTGGCAAATTCCTTAGCCAAATCTAATATAGCCGCATCTCGGTTGTCGCTTCTTCCTGCCAAGTAGTCAGCTACATTTTGCCTTTTTTGTTTAATCAATCCTTCAGTAAACAACAAATCTTGAGTGGTTGCGTCTAACAGTGTTTTATCAGGATCTAATTTCAAGGCTTTTACCAATTGCTTCATAGTTTCTGGAATAATTTGATATTTGCCCACAGCAAAAAGTCGATCTGGGTTACTCGAGTCTAAGCTACCACGTTTGAGATACTCAGCAATGGTCATATTACTAAAATCTATAGGTTTATCTGATCCTATCATTTTATTATCAACAGTGCCTTTGTTATACGCATTGTATCCAGCACTACCGCTTTCAAATTGAGCAATATTGGACGCCAATGACGCAGCATATTTTTCTAATGCAGCAGATTTTGGCGGCGCGGGTTGTGGTGCCGGAGCAGGCTGTGGTGCTGATGCTACAGGTGCTGCTGGTCTTGCTGACGGAGCTACTGAGGTAGCTGGTGCCGCTGGTGCCACAGGTGCTGCTGGTCTTGCTGCTGGAGGTGCCGAGGTAGCTGGTGCCGCTGGACCAGTACGCTGTGCGGCAGCAGTTTGAGGCGACCGTGAATAAGTTCCTGCAGGAGATTCGCCAGGGGCAGCAGCAGCTGGGCCGCCTGGCAATACTTTGTACAACCCTGCCATGCCTTTGGTCACCAGCGCCATGGCAGCAGTCACTGGTTTGATTGCAAGATTTACAAATGCATCGGTGGCTTGAGTAATTGTTTGAAAAGACTTTTCCATAGATGCTTTGGATTGTGTGGTAGCATCGCCCAATCCGGCCAGCGTTTTATTTTGATCAGCACGTATTTTTTCAAGCTGTGCTGTTTGATTGTTTTCGCTTACGATTCTTGCTTTCATTGATTCACTCATACTGATAAAATCAGTATTGAATGCATTAAACTGTCCTAGTGTAGTTCCAAGTTGATCTGCTGTTTTTCCAACTGCTCTGCCTATAGAATCTGCTGCTTCTGCTGGCTGCATTGTTCCGTCAATGAGTTTCTTAATGTCTCGCATGGCCTTGCCTTGAGTAGACATGTTGAGTTTTTGCGCATCAACGTTGCTGAGATTGCCTGTGATACTGGCACGGAAAGCACGAGCTATTTCAGGACTAGTTTCTTCTAGAATTTTATTCAACTGGGTTATTCGGTCAACAGCATCTCCTCGGCCTGCTAACTCCAACTGACGAATCTTGGCAGCATACTGTTCTTCTTGCATGGCACGTTCTTGCTGTTGTTCTTGCTCTTGTCGAGTAGATCCTGTGAGCTTGGTCAGTGCATCTTGTTCCAGCATGTACTTTTTGGCACTGACAGCCAATTCATCAGTGCTGAGAGTTTGTGCTCGCCCCAGTCTGGCCTGCAGTCTGATGTAGCCAGCAATGGATGCATTTTGTTCTTCTTGACTCAAGCCCAGATTCATGAACTGTTCACGCACAGGCTCCATGGTCTTGGAAAGATCTTCAAAACGTTTACGACCTTCAAACACTGTGCCACCATACAAGGCTAGATCTTTACTGTTTTCTTGCAGCAGTGTGAGATACTTGTTGAGTTGATCCACACCCATGCCTGTTTTTTGCAGGCCTTCAAACAGACCAGTCATGCCATCGCTGGCTATGGCACCGCTGCGACTGAGCTCTTTGAACCCGTCGTACAACTTGTCGCTTTGCTGATTGACTGCTTGTAGATACTTGGCAGTGACTTGGAATGCGCTGCCAATCAATCTGCCCCAAGGTCCAAACTTGGACGCAAATGAGTCTATGGCTTCAGCACCGGCGCTTAGGGCACCATTGTATATAGATGATCCTTGTTTGGCAGTGTTACCCATGTCCAGCACAGTCTGTCCCACAGTTTTGCCCAGATCTTCCATGGCCTGCTCATAACGTTTTTGTGCTCGAGCTGCTTTGGTCAGTTGCTGATTCATTTCAGCCAGTCTAGCGGCTGTGGTTTCTGTGACAGCACCAAATTCTGCCAAGTCGCGGTTGACTTGTGCTAGTATTGCTGCTTGTTCTTCTAGTGTGGCCATGGTAAAGTACCTATAAGTAGAAGTATATTTATAGGTACTTTTATGAACTCAAATTCCAATCCGTTGCGTCAATTTTTTCGTCAGCCAGTGATTTACCTGCGGTTGCCGTCTGAGGGCAATCATTGGCCACAGGGCTCTGTGGAGTTTCCGCCCAACAAAGAATTGCCAGTGTATCCCATGACTGCCATTGACGAAATTACATATCGAACTCCTGATGCTCTGTTCAACGGGCAGGCTGTGGTCAACGTGATCCAAAGTTGTGTGCCCAGCATTCTCAACGCCTGGGACATACCCAATATTGATCTCAACTCTATTTTAATTGCCATACGCATTGCCAGTTATGGACACGAAATGGAAATCAACAGTGTATGCCCAGCCTGCAGCACAGAAGCAGACTACACTGTGGATCTGCGCAGTGTGCTGGATCAGAGTCAGAGTCCAGACTACAGCAAAACACTGACTTTTGGCGATTTAGAAATATTTTTTAAACCACTGACCTATGAGCAACAAAATTCAAGCAGCATGAGTCAATTTGAACAGCAAAAGATTTTGAGCATGTTGAGCGATGCCGAAATTCCTGAAGAACAAAAAGTTCAACGACTCAACGAAACACTGAAACACATCACTGAGTTGACCATTCAGGTCATTGGCAAAAGCATTGCTGCTATCAAAACACCAACTGCTTTTGTGTCTGACAGTGATCAAATTGATGAGTTTTTGAACAACTGCGACAGAAAAATGTTCAACAGCATACGAGATCAAGTGATCTCTTTGAGAGAAAGCAGCGAGATCAAGCCCATGCCTGTGACCTGCGGCGAATGTAGCAATCAGTACGAACAACCCATGAACCTGGACATGTCCAGTTTTTTCGACTCCGCCTCCTGATCGCTTCCCCCGAACAGATCAGCAAATTTGTTGACACACTTGACAAAGAGGCCAGTAGTATTCGGGCAGATGCACTGAAATTAGCCTGGCACATGCGTGGCGGGATAACATACGATCAAGTCATGCAACTCAGTGCTGCTGAAAGAAAAATGATTGGCGAGTTGGCCAAAGAAAATATTGAAACAACTAAAAAATCTGGACTACCATGGTTCTAAATCAAGAAACTGTTGCTGCTGACATATTGGCCTGGAGTGAAACTTTTGTAGAAGTTCCGCATCCCAGTCTAGGTGGTTGGCCGCCTTGTCCGTTTGCACGGCAAGCGAGACTCAACAGAACCATACAGGTGTTGACCGGTGCCGATCCTTACTTTGACCTGCGCAATCGAGCACGGTGGGGCATGGGACAGTATGAAGTTATAGTGTATGCTTACGATCCTGAGGACTGGCCTTATGCTCGTTTTCACACATCCATAGAAAGTGCAAACAAAGAATTTTTGTTGGCACGTGATATCTTGGCCCTGGAAGATCATCCCGAAGATGTAGAAGATGTTAATGGCGTAATAATGAATCAAGGCAAATATGCCTTGATATTGGTACAAAGTCTTTCAAAGTTAAACACAGCGGCCCGGCAAATGGGCGCCAAAGGATTTTATCACACCTGGCCAGAAGAATATCTAACTGGACTGTTTAATCACCGGGTGGACCCAAGATGAGCAGTTATCAGTTTGCAAGAATAGATTTGAGCAAGACCAACTACAAGATCAATGTAGAATGGATGTACATGAGTCGGCCAGATATTCCTGCGTTGAATGACATCTACAAGACCTACTGCACTTACAAACGTTTTGCAAGTGTGATGCCTATATTTGACAGTCGCTACACTGATCCTATGACTGATGTAATTGGGTACTATGACCGAGCAAAATTAGTAGCTTTTTCACTGATCCGACGCTATGACCAATACAATGCCCTGTGCGATCAGTTTGCGTGGACCTATCACAATCCTCAACTGCGACTGGGTATAGAAACAATGAAAACAGAGTGTGCCATATACAAACAACGAGGCTTCAAGTACTTGTACCTTGAACAAGCACACTTGTACAAAAGTGAAATAGACGGATTTGAAATTTTAGGACCAATGGAGTAACACATGGATTTATACACAATTTGGGCAGACAAAGAAGGCGACATCTCGGACTTGGACTGGGTTAACGGAATGAAAAGTTTCTTTGATCATTTGATAAGTGAAGGCCGGATGGAGTCTTATAGAATCACACGTTGCAAGATGGGATTCCGTAGCATTGCTGACATGCCTGAATGGATGATCATCATGGAGTTTCGAGACATGGGCCAAATGGACTCAGCATTCAAACGTGTTGCTCCACTCAAAGGCGATCTTGAAACAAAACACAAATCATTCAATCAGTTTGTTAGTGGCAACATTCAACATGCATTGTTTCGTGATTGGCCAGATACCAACTTAGATGATTAAAGATGTACTGCGTACATCTGTTGATTTCACTTCGTTCATCAACATTGTTTTCTAGAGCGAAGCGAAACAGTTTCATCTAGATTCTATAGTCACACTTTGCCCGCACAGGGCAAAGAGAGCTTCATCTGAGTTCTGATAGCACATAGCGTTACAACATTACAGAGGCGGTTGTCCGGTACCTCGAGTTGCGTCTTTATAACAACGGCAGCTTGATACACATACGCTAACACACGTATCAAACCTGCTACATCACTGTAGCGTCTTTCTAGCCTTTTAAATTCTGTTCAAACAATCAAACCGCGGCAATTAGCGATCGTCGTCCTGTCAAGGATAGTGATTGAGTGCTCACTAGCGCGGTGAGTCTTCCGTCCCTGCGATCCGAGATCCAGGTCTAGGGCACACGTGGTTGGCTTGTGCGGGCCGTAACTGCTTAAATCTTGTCTTTGATGTGTGAGCCATGTACACGTACTTGTATATGGCCGTTGTAATAATCTGTTGATTCCAATACTCGTCTTGCAAACTGTTCTCTTGCCTCAATGTAACTACATTCAGACTTTGATTTGCAATAGTAGAGTATTTCTCTGGAGAAGTTTTCGGTGCCTAAAGTGATTACGTCTGCGGTTAATTCTGGGCTTGACCCGTAGTACTCACGCCAGTCTGAGTCGACCTTGGTTCGTATCTTTTTCCGCTTTTTGATGCCGTTCTTTTGTTTTACTGTCTTGTACGTTGTTTTTGAAAATTTTGCTAATTTTTTGCCTATGTACTTGCGCCCAGATAGATTATTTGTGATCTGATAAACAAATCCCACACATTCTTCGGGCAGTGTCTCAACTGGGGTGTCTTGATAAAGCCATGTCATGTGTTTTGTCGGGAATTGCCTTTCGTGCTATAGTTATGCCTTGTAGTCAAAGTTTACGTAAAAAGTTGCCTCTTCTACCACAGTGTTTGGGGACACTGTGGTAGCGTATCGTATAAAATTGCTGATGTCTGTTAAATCTATGCCGTTTCCAGTCCAAGTGGCACGGCTGCGGCTTAATTCTGTGTCCAAGCGATCTGGTGTGATCAGTGTGGTTCTAAACGGTACTTGATTTTGTTTAAATGCTTGTGCGCCTTGTTTACTAGCATGCGCTAGTGCAGCCTTGGCCACACGATAAGTTTCAAATCTGGGCTCGGGCGCAACTGTGTGCTTTTCGCCCACAGATCCAATATTAAAAATATGTCCAGTCTTGCCAGCTTTTTTCCATGCATCGTACACAGCAAAATACACTTGTGCTTGTCCAAAGTTGGCCCACAACTCCTGTGGAGGTCCGTCAAATGCATTGTTTATAAACACATCGTATTCTAGACTCAGCACAGCAATTTCATGGGTATTGAGATTGATGTCAAATCCATTGGTACGACTGGCGCTGTCTGCACCAAACACATCCACTAGGTGTTTGCCTAGTCCTCGGTTACCGCCTGTCACTAACATTTTCATTTTGATTGATCCCATACTTTTGTAAACTTTTTACCACAGGTCATTGCACATTCAAACAGTCTGTCTCTGTTGTTGAACGATGCCACAAGATCTGACCAAAAATTATTGGCAAATATTTCAGGCAGTGTGTTGTGGTGTATATTCAAGTTGTCTAGCCCGTAGCGTTCTAAAAACTCACGCACTTGATTTTTACCATTCACCATGCTCAGTGGGTTTGCTCCAGGCATGCTGCCGTCTCTAAATCTTGCATCATACAAGTTGTGATTGAAAAAATTACAAGGCAATACTACGCCTTCAGCATTGACAGCCACTTTGTTGCCCATCAGTGCATCACACTGTATTGGTGTGGTATCAAAATATTCTTTGATATTGATATATTTTTTCTTTAACTCAGGTAGATATTGCATACTACGATTTTTATACTGCTCGTTATCCGGTGGCTCTAGTGCATAATCAGCACCGGCCACAGGCCACGAATTCATTTCAGTCATAGTGTTATGATTTAAAAATCTACCAGTCTTACGGATCAACACATTATGAAAGCCAAGTTCTCGACCATACTGCTGAACTAGATCAACTTGATATTCATTGTGCCGAAACACAATAAAATTCCATTGTGCTCTCCCACCAGCGTTGATAAATGCTCGTGCATTGTCAATCGCCTTGCTGTATTTTACATTCTTTCTGTACAGATGTAAAGTGTCTGCCAGCCCATCTATGCCAAAGTCTATCTGACCGTAGCCGTTCATGATGCGGGCTATCTCTGCCCAGTAGTCAGGATCATGTGCCCCGCCATTGGTGTGTATGTACAACCATAGTGTGGGACTCTTGCTTCTAAAGTCACGCAAGATGTTCAAGAAGTCTGGATGCATTATGGGGTCACCGTAACTGCCACAGAAAAATACTTGTCTCGACCGCTGACACAATTCACTATCAAACGCCTGGTCAATTGTTGCTCGTGACAAATGTGTGAGCGGCATATAAGGATTGATACCTGTGCCCAAGTTGTTGCGAGGGCACTGAGGACAGGCAGCATTACAGTATGAGGTAATCTCAATTTGATATTCAGTAACACTGCTAAAATCAAACATCAGGCAAATTCTCAAATATGGTTTTGATTTCTTGAAGCACCTGATGATTGGTTTTAAAAATAGTATTGCTCAATTGTGGACCTGGGCGCCTAATGTCAATCAACCATTTCAATGCAGGGGTTGCAAACTCCAACACCCATGTGCCATTGTGCCCCAAATACAAGTTGGGGCATATTGAATAAGGCTCGTTGTCGGCTTTGTGCATGTACACAGGAAAAAACTTGCCCAACCACAATTCACCAGTCAACGGGGTATGGTCCAAGTGTATTCCAACTATTTCTACGTGTTTGTCTATGGCAATACTGCCATCTGAGTTTAACACATGATCATGCACAGTTTTGCCATGGTGTGTTATTTTTAATTCGTGATTGCCGTCGGTCAAAGGAACATCAAATTCTAAACTGTCTTGTGCAATGCCATCATACAACAACATGTAGTCGTCGACAGTGACCTTGATCAAAGGATCACCCAGTCTTCGTTCCACAGCAAAATTCAATTGAATTTTCAATGCACCAACTCCTGAATTCTAGCCAAGCGTTCTTGATACTTGTCCATCAGCGTTTTGAGTTGGTCATCGCCTTTCCAGAATGTGTATCCCAGTTGCTCGCAATGTTCTTGTATCTGTATCCTGCGCATGATACGTTTTTTATATGTCAATTCAGGATTGGTTGTACACATCCAATCCGCACCTTGTGGCTGCTGATTGTTGATGCCAATTATGTTCAGTGTATTGGGCTGATCAAACATGGGTGTGCCTTGCTCTATAGTCAGCGTGGTACCTAAGTTGACACCAATGATGGTACCATCTGCCACAAATCGTTGATACTTGGTCAGCATGTCCAACGATGCCTGATGGTCCGATTCGGTCTCTGTGGGAAACCCAGTGATCATTAAAAAATAAACCTGCATTTTGTTTTTGCTGTACTGCGCCATGTTGTAGTCAAGATCGGCTATGGTAAAATCTTTGCGCATGTCGGCTAGCACTCGATCACTGCCACTCTCGATGCCCAGTACCATGGTCTCTGCACCTGCTCGTGCCATGTGTTCAAAATCTATAGGTTTCATAGCACCAGGTCTGCGCACAATAGCATGACTGCTGTAGGCAAAATGTCTATCAGGAAGATTGTGGGATTCATAATAGTCTATCAACGTTCGATTGAACTGTCGAAAATCTTTCATGCTACCATTGCACAATGCATCGTGAAAAAAGAAATCTCTTACCCCGTATTTTTCATAGTAGTGAATCATTTCGTTGGCCAATTGTGATCCTGATTTGACTCGGAATCCGCCATGTATAGTAGGAATATCACAAAACACACATTTTCTAACACAACCTCTAGAACTTTCTATCGGTAGCACACCATGTTTACTGCCATTTTTATATGACTGTATGTTAAAATCGCTAAAATCCATCACAGGCTGGTCGGCAATGTTGCTACGTTCAGCAAAAAAATCAGTGTCTATACCAGCCGCATTGTAGTTGCCTTGTATGATTGCTGGTATAGTAGTTTCGGCCTCGCCACGTATCCAATGATCAATCAAGCCAAGTTGCTTGAGGTAATGTGCAAAAGTTGGACGATCTGCAAAACTTCCATTTTCCTCACGTATGAGTCCTTGACCGCCTATGATAACTTCACAAGTATACTGTGTTCTAAATTTTTCTAAAAACTTTTCAGTGAAGCGTTGTGCTTGCCAACTGAACACACTGATCAACAGTTGTTTGGGTTGATATGCAGAAATCAATTCAACCCAGTGTTGAACAAGACGATCAAATTCTATTTGAGCACTTGCACCGAGTTGTTTGTTTTTGATAAACAAGTACTCGTCAATTTCATTCCACAACACAGGATCACACTGTTGTTGAAATCTTGTGAAGTAATCTAAATTTATATCTAGACATTTACTGCTAATCCCATGCTTGTTGAATATTTGTTTAATAATAGCAGGAGCAGCCGCAGGACGTACTGCTGCTTTTCTTGGTACTGTTAAAATTATTGCATGGGTCATATTGATTAAGAAATGTCTACATCCGTACTGTAACTGGTAAATCCGTTTTCTTTCACTACCTTGAGTATGTTTTCCACACGTCCGGCTAGTTCGTCCCGATGACTCACTAGCCAAATACTCTTGTGGCGCTCACGAGTCATCTTTTTCAGCAAGGCCAAACTGGCTTCTACGCCTTGTGTGTCCAGACCTGAATCAATCATTTCGTCAATGAACAAAATATTAATGGGGTGGTACAAACTTTCCCACACATCACGAAATGCCCAACTCATACTGAGTATCAATCGGTTGCGCTCACCACGACTCAAGTTATCAAAGTCCAGTTCACGTCCCAATTCCTCAATGCTCACACTCAAGTCGTTTTGGAACTTCACTGTGTGTGGCAGTCCAATACGATCCAAGTAGTGTGTGAGTCGCGCATTCAAATAACTCAAATTCTGATCAATGATCTTTTTGCGAACAAATGAATCTTTGCTGGTCAGCAGTTTCAACAAGAACTCTTGATGGTCTTGCACTTTGGTCAGTTCATTGATTTTATCGTAGTTGACCACTTGCAGGGCTTGTTGTTGCATGTCTTCAATTTGTTCGCTGTAGGGATCAGTTTCGGCGTGTTTGCTGGTAATTTGTTGTAGTAAGTTATTTATCTGGGTAGAGTGCTTGATAGCCTGTGCTTCTGTGTCGTAGTGTGTGGCAGGCTGTGCGCCCAGTTCCACTGTGACATAGCCGGCAAGTTGTTCAGCATAAGGATCAGTCTCTGCTGCCTTGGCTGTGATTTTTTGCTGTATATTTTCCAGTTCACTGCTGTGACGGATAGCCTCTGCTTCAGTCTTGTAATGTGTTGTGGGCCGGGTGCCCAGTTCACCCAAGGCCTTTAATGCATCAGTATTTTCCATCCACTGACCATTGGTAG